ATATGGCAAGATTGTGATTTACTAAATAGGCATGGGCAAGTGCCATAGCCCCCTACCGCCACATATATATCATACTCATACAAAATTATCAGATTTAGCTGTTAACTAGTTGGGGGTGCGTTACAGGCATAAAAAAACCCCACCGGTTTTGGCAGGGTTGTGTAATCAAAATATATAAATAGGTGCTATATGGGTGTTATAGCTCCCGGCAGGTCTATATATATTATACACCCCTCTGCGAATTTGTCAAGCGAAAAAAAAAGTCTTGACAAATGTTAACTAGAGGTGTATAATAAGACATATGAGTTTTTTACAAACACAAAACAACACCAATAACAGAAACCTTACAGAGCAACAACAGAAGTTTTTAGATGCTTTAAGTGGCGAAGCCCAAGGAGATATAAAAGCGGCACTTCAAGTTGCAGGTTATAAGGACACCAGTTATTATGCTGTTGTCAAAAGTCTCCGACAGGAGATTATCGACACAGCTAATACGATATTAGCACATTCAGCACCTAAAGCAGCTAAGAAGTTAGTAGATGTTTTAGAAAGTGATGAACCTATTCCACAGGTTAACGCAAAGTTACAAGCAGCACAAACCTTATTAGATAGAGTTGGAGTAGCAAAGAAAGAAAGTATTAATGTTAACCACAATCATAGTGGCGGAATTTTTATTCTACCAGATAAAAAAGAAACTATTATAGATGCAACACCAGTAGAGGTAGAGAATGACTAAAGTATTTTATTTATTATTATTTTTAAGTTCTTCTACAGACCCTACTTATTATAATAAAGGCATGTATTTTATGTCAGAAGGTGAATGTGAATTAAGCAAACCTATTGCAATAGAAGTAATGAAAAGAGAAGCTGAAGCAGTTGGTATAACTGATATGCATATTGATGCTCATTGTATTGAAATGGATGTAAAGGAGTTTAAAAAAACTATAACTTCGTAATGCTTACTAAACGAAAAACATCAACAATTCCTTTTGGTTATAAAGAAGCAAGTGAAAAAGGTTTTCTTGAACCAATACCGGAACAGATAAAAGAATTAGAAGAAACAAAGAAGCATATAATTAATGGTTCACTATCATTAAGAGGTGCAGCAGAACAACTAGAACATAAGACTGGTCGTAAGATATCTTATGTAGGACTAAAAAAGATAGTTGATAAATCTAAAGTAAAGAGTTTATTAGATAAAAGGAATATATAATGGTAGGCAGACCGAAAGGTTCTAAAGCCCCAAGGCATTTGTCTATGGAAACTAAGGCAAAGCTACAAGCTAGAAAAGAACTCAGAGACAAAGAAAAAGAATTAGCAAAGCTAGAAAGAAAGATAGCTAAGAAAAGAAATAATTTAAACGAAAAGAAAAAGGTACTTACAAAGGTTGAACTTGCGGTAGACCCAAAGCGACAACAAACTACCAACAAAAATACAGTTATTACTGAATCAGAGTTTGAGAAAGCACCGAAACAAGTTCGAGACTTTATAAAAGAAAACAAAGAGTCCATAGTATTTAAACCTAATGATGGACCGCAAACCGATTTCCTAGCAGCAGGAGAGCAAGATGTTCTTTATGGTGGTGCTGCAGGAGGTGGTAAGTCATATGCAATGTTAGTAGACCCATTAAGGTTTATGCATAGACCGAGCCACCGAGCATTACTTTTAAGAAGAAGTATGCCCGAACTTAGAGAATTAATAGATAAGTCCAGAGAGTTATATACCAAAGCTTTTCCGGGTGCAAAGTTCAGAGAAGTAGAAAAGGTATGGAAGTTTCCTTCGGGTGCTACATTGGAGTTTGGATATCTTGACAGAGATGCAGATGTGTATCGCTATCAAGGTCAAGCTTATAGTTGGATAGGTATTGATGAATTAACACAATACCCAACAGAGTTTCCACTTCAATATTTGCAATCACGATTAAGAACAACAGACGCAGAAATAAAACCTTATATTCGGTGTACTGCAAACCCGGGTGGAGTTGGTGGACATTGGGTAAGAAAAAGATATCTTGACCCTAGTCCTCCTAATGAATCCTTTAAAGGACCAGATGGATTAAGTAGAAAATTTATTCCGGCAAGATTAGAAGACAATCCATATTTATCAGAAGATGGTAGATATGAAAAGATGTTGGAATCGTTACCTCCAATACAAAGAAAACAATTACTAGAAGGTAATTGGGATGTAGCAGAAGGTGCAGCATTTGTTGAGTTCAATCCAGAAATCCATGTTATACCTCCCTTTAAAATACCAATACATTGGACAAGACTAAAAGGGATTGACTATGGCTATGCTGCCGAATCTGCTTGTGTATGGGCAACGATAGACCCAGATGATGATACATTAATAATTTATCGTGAACTGTATCGAAAAGGTTTAACAGGTGAAGACTTAGCTAATATGCTTCGAGAATATGAACGAGATGATAGAAGAAGTGTTCAAGGAGTATTAGATACTGCAGCTTGGAACAAGACAGGTGTGGGAGGACCAACAGTAGGAGAAACATTGGTCCGAGCAGGACATAAGTTGAGACCCGCAGATAAAAATAGAATTCAAGGTAAGATACAAATACATGAGTATCTAAAACAAAACAAAACAACAGGCAGACCAAAACTACAGATATTTTCTAATTGTGTTAATCTCATAAGAGAATTACAAAGTATTCCTGTTGACCCCAATAAGCCAGAGGATGTTGATACAAAAGCATCAGACCATGCATATGATGCACTTCGATATTTAATTATGTCAAGACCTCAAAAACCTTCAGCTTATAGTCAGATGAGAGAAATAAAAAGATTTACACCATCTGACCCTACCTTTGGATATTAACATGGGAGATAGTAGTGAAATGTTTTTAGCAAATTTAAAAATGAAATCAAAAATAATAGAAAGTCTTAAGGCACATGCTGAAGGACATATTAAGAAACACAAAGCTAATATTGATGTTTTTTTAGAAAACCCTGCAGGTGTTGCAGAACACCCAGATGTTTTAGAAACTATTGAAAAAGAACTAGAGATAATAGCTAAGTATGATGACCAACTTGATATGTTAAATAAATACTTCAAGTAATGCCGACATATACATTTAAAGATTTAAAAACTGGCGAAGAGTTTGATAAGGTCATGTCATATGAAGACATGCTTAAATACAAAAAGAAAAAGAATATTGAGTATGTTATCAAACCATTTAAGGTATTTAGACTAAATGATATGGGTGGACCAGAAGATAGTTTTAGACAATGGTGCAGACAACCCGAAGGAGATGTAGATACCAGCAAGTCAAAAAATTTTAGAAACTCAAAGAAAGAGTATTTATACAGTAATGCCAAAGACAAGTAACCCAATAACTATAGGTGATAAGGAATATCACAAGTATTTAATAGTTTGGGAGGATATATGTGGAGATTCAACAATTACTGATTATAATGAGTTTTCAAAGATGTCAGTAGCTACAATTAATACAGAAGCTTATATATTTAAGAAAACTGACAAATATGTATGGAGTTTTGCATCATATCAGAATGATAATGGTGAGGTAGCTTTTGGTGATAGGAATGTCTATCCTAGAAGTGTAATTAAGAAGATGGTAAAGATTTAACTTGACAAAATCAACAAGTAGGTGTATAATAAAGGTATAACTAGATATGGTAGATAACACAGACATTACTAACCCAAAAGAAGAAGAAAATCAAGAAAAACAACAAGAAAGTAATAGATTAGCTTCTTTTGTTTATGACAGATTTATAACTTCTGAAAGAGCAAGACAATCTGATGAAGACAGATGGCTTGAAGCTTTTCATAATTATAGAGGTCAGTATTATAAAAATGTTCAATTTAGAGAACATGAGAAATCAAGAGTCTTTGTAAAAGTAACTAAGACAAAAGTTTTAGCTGCATATGGACAATTAATAGATGTATTATTTTCTGCTAATAAGTTTCCAATATCAGTAGAAGAAACAAAAGTACCAGAAGGTGCATCTGAATATGCTCACTTAAATCCTGTAAAAGAAACTTTACAAAATGCAGGACCAAGTGTAGAAGGTGGTTCAGACCAGTCAATGCCACCAGAGCAAATGACTTTACTTGGTTTTGAAGGTGATGGTAGAGAATTACCAAAAGGTGCAACATTCTCTGGACTTCAAGAAGATAAAGAATTTTTAGGTTCACTAAAAGGTGAACTAGGAGATGAAGCTGTTAAAGAAGGTTCTGCTCCATTGCCAGAGATGGCACAAATAAGACCTGCTACTAAACTAGCAAGACGAATGGAAAAATTAATCCATGATGAGATTGATGAGTCTAGTGGGTCACAAGAATTAAGAAACGCAATCTTTGAATCTGTTTTATTAGGAACAGGAATTATTAAAGGTCCTTTTACTTTTAATAAAACTTTACATAGATATGTTAAGAATGAAGATGGTACAAGAAGTTATCAACCAGAACAAGTAAAAGTACCAAGATTAGAATTTGTAAGTGCATGGGATTTTTATCCAGACCCAAATGCAAAAAATATTGAAGAGTGTGAATATGTTGTACATAGACACAAACTAAATAAAAATCAATTAAGAGATTTATTAGATAGACCTTTCTTTGATAAAGAAGCAGTATTAGAAACTTTACAAGATGGTCCTAACTATCGTAATAGAACATTTGAAACTCAAATTAAAAACGAAGATGATGCTAATACTTATGACCAAGATAGATTTGAAGTATTAGAATTTTGGGGTTGCGTAGATAAAAAAGTTTTAGAAGATGCTCAGATACCTGTTCCAGAAGGAATGGATGATGAGAAAGAAATGCAAATTAATGCATGGGTAACTGAAAACAGAGTGTTAAGAATGGTAGTCAATCCATTTAAACCTTATAGAATACCATACAATGCATTTCCATATGAAAAGAATCCTTATAGTTTCTTTGGTATTGGTGTACCAGAAAACATGAAAGATGCTCAACAAATTATGAATGGTCATGCAAGAATGGCTATTGATAATTTAGCTTTATCGGGTTCACTTGTTTTTGATGTTGATGAGTCAGCATTAGTAGCAGGACAAAACATGGATGTATATCCGGGCAAAATATTTAGAAGACAAGCAGGTATGCCGGGTCAAGCAATTCATGGATTAAAGTTTCCAAACACATCAACTGAAAATATGATGATGTTTGATAAGTTTAGACAGTTAGCAGATGAGTCAACAGGAATACCTTCTTACTCTCATGGTCAGACAGGTGTTCAAAGTATGACAAGAACAGCTTCTGGTATGTCAATGTTATTATCAGCAGCAAACTTAAATATAAAAACTGTTGTAAAAAATTTAGATGATTTCTTATTAAAACCTTTGGGCGAAGCATACTTCCAATGGAACATGCAGTTTTATGAAGGAGACTTAGCAATCGAGGGAGACCTTGAAGTTAAGGCAACAGGAACATCTTCTTTAATGCAAAAAGAAGTTAGGTCACAAAGACTTACAATGTTCCTACAAAGTGTTCAGAATCCTGCGATTGCACCATTCGTTAAGATTCCAGAATTAATTAAAGAATTAGCATATACATTAGACCTTGACCCAGAAGCAGTAATCAATGACCCTAATGAAGCAGAAATATATGCTAAGATTATAGGACTACAGAATGCAAGACAAAATCAATCAGTTGGTGGAACAGATAGTCCAGAGTCCCCAATGGAGACCCCTCAAGGAGTACCTTTTGAAGCTCCAAACCCAGACAACTCTGGAGTTGGCAATGGCACAATCGGAACAGGAGGTGTACCGCAAACAGGGGAAATGGAATTTACTGGAACAGTTAATCCAACTGGACAAAACTAATAAATTAAACAAACAACAGGAGAACTAACTATGCCGGGAACTATGAAGAAGAAGCCAATGAAAATGAAACATGGCGGAATGCACGACAAGAAAAAGAAAATGATGTATGGCGGAATGGCTACCAAAAAGAAAAAAATGATGTATGGTGGCATGGCTTCTAAAAAGAAAAAGTAATTAATGGCTACTGATAAGTTAAGAAATCAAATGGATGGGTTTATGCAACCCGCTTCTGACCAAGCACCTACTATGGGATTGTATGATACTAATACACCTCAAAGTGTTCGTGAAGGAACTCCATTAAGATTATTTGACAAATCAAGAGCAAGATATAAAAAAGGTGATGTTGTTGAAGAAGACAAAAAATCATACGACCAAGCTTTAGCAACATACAACCTTATGAAAAAGAATGGTGCGAATGATGATGCCATTGTTGCTAATATAGGTGTTACTATGATGAATAGAATTAAAATGAATAAACAAAATGTAACTAAAGCTGCTACAGGTGGCTTAATGGGTGGTGACCCTAGACTTGGTAAAATTGAAGATGTAGGTTATCAAGCATATAAATATGGTGGACCAGTTCTTAAAATGGCATCAGGTGATACACCTTTTCAAGCATGGTTAAGTTCAACATATGATAAAAAAGTTACAGATTTATCTGCACAAGAATATAGTTTATTTTCACAAGAGTGGACAAGATTACAAAATAAAAAAGCTGAAGGTGGAGAAATAAAAATACCAGAACTTGCACCAGAAGCAGAAACTACTATGGAAATGCAAATGGAAGAAGCAATGACTCCTAGTGGTGAAGAAGAAATGGATATTAAAGCAGATGTAGATACTTCTGTTTTAGATTCAGATGAAGAACAATTATTAGAAGAAGTTATTGAAATGCATCCGGGTATAATGGATGTTATTGTCAAATTAACAGCAAAAGAATTTACCGGTGAGGGCGAAGTTGATGGACCGGGAACAGGAACTTCAGACTCGATACCTGCAATGCTATCGGATGGTGAGTTTGTATTTACAGCAAAAGCAGTTAAGCAAATTGGTGTAGATAGACTTAGAAAACAAATGAAAGCAGCAGAACAAGAGTATGATAACAGTATGGCAGTTCAAGATTCTCAAATGGAATCTGGACAACCCATGATGGCAAAAGGTGGATTATTATCTACCAAT